TGGGTCGGCGATCATCGCGGTGCCGTTGCCGAGCAGGGCGATGGGGCGGTGGCCGGCGCGCTGCATATGCGCCATGGTCATGAGCGCGACATAGTGCCCGATGTGCAGGCTGTCCGCCGTGGGGTTAAAGCCGATGTAGAAGGTAATGCTCTCGCGGCCCAAGAGCTCTTTCATTTCCTCCGGGTGCGAGCATTGTTTGAAAAACCCGCGCTCTGTCAGTATGTCATACGCGTTTTGTGCCATGATACGAATCTCCTATTTTGGTAAGAGTATCATATCAGATTGTTGTTTTTTTTGCAACTGTGACAAAAATTTTGGACCGCGAAACACGCGAAAAAACGCAAAAGAATATTTAACTTCTTTCGCGCTTTTCATACTTTTCGCGCCTTTCGCGGTTTATAGTCCCGTTATCCTGCCTGCTGCGTGCCGTTGCTGTCGATCTTGGTTTCGCCGCGTAGCAGGAGCTCGGAGACGGTGACAAAGGCAAAGCCGTTGTCCAGGGCCGTTTGGATCAGAATGGGCAGGTATTCCTCGATTTTATAGCCGTTGTTGTGGCAGAGAATGATATCGCCCGACTGCAGTTTGGGCAGCACGGAATTTAAGATATCCTCGGTCGAGCGCGACTGTTTCCAGTCGATCGTGTCGCGATTCCACTGGATTGGCTCGTAACCGATGGCGCGCACCGCCTTGATCACCGTGTTGTTGTACTCGCCGTAGGGCGCGCGAAAGAGCGTGGAACGCTTGCCGATCAGGCCTTCGATGATGTCCTCCAGGTCCGTGATTTCCTTTTGGATCTGCTCGGCTGACAGCGCGTTCATATGCGGGTGCGACAGGCTGTGGTTGGCGATCTCGTGCCCCGCTGCGTCTAATGCCTTGACATAGTCGGGATAGGCCTTGACCCACACGCCGCAGAGGAAGAAGGTGGCGTGAATGCCGTGCCGGCCTAATTCGGCTATAATGAAATCCGTCTTGTCGGTGTCCCAGGCGGCGTCGATGGTCAGCGCGATCATGCGGTCGTCGCGCTGCACATTGTAGACCGGCAGCTCCCGCGCGCCCAGCGGCAGGACAGAGAGCTCGTACTCGTCCACGACCGCGATGGTATCGGCCACCGGCGGGCCCGCGCTATCGCCCGTATTCTTCTGCACCAGCAGCAGGATCAGAACGGTGAGGGCGATGGCGGCAAGCAAAAACAGAATAATCTTCCAGGTGCGCTTTGTGATCACGATAACAGGCATAGATTTTACCCCCGATATTAGTGGTATAGCCTATGAAAAGGGGGGTGGGAGTAGAACAATGCGTAATGCGTAATGCGCAATGCTTAATGAAGAAGGGATTCTAATTTCCAGATTTTTTCCGTGTCCAGCATGGCCGTGATGTGAGTGCCGTCGGCCTCGTGGGTTTCGCTTAAGATGGTCCCGATCTCGCGCAGGGTCTGCATGGCCTCATAGCGGTCGTAGGGTATGATTAGCTCTACGCGCTGTTGGGTGTGACTGAGCAGTTCTTCTAAACGCACAAGCAGGTTCGGAATGCCCTCTCCTGTCTTTGCGCTGATGGCAATGCCGTTATGTGCGGGCGATTGATAATCGCCCCTACACAGGTCTATCTTGTTGTATACGTCAATTCGGGGCGTATCAATCGCGTGGAGCTGGGCCAGCACGTCCTCGACGATTCGTTTCTGCACATCGTAATGCGGGCAGGCGGCGTCCAGAATATGCAGAATCACGTCCGCCTCGCGCACCTCCTCCAGCGTGGAGTGAAAGGCCTCCACAAGGTCGTGGGGCAGCTTGTTGATAAAACCGACCGTGTCCGACAGCAGGCACTCACTGCCGTTTGGCAGCGTGATCTGCCGCACCACGGGGTCGAGCGTGGCAAAGAGTTTGTCCTCCGCCAGCACATCGCTGCCGCTCAAGGCGTTTAATAGCGTGCTCTTGCCCGCGTTCGTATACCCCACCAACGCCACAAGCGGCAGGGCACGGCGCGCGCGGCCCTCGCGGCGCAGACCACGCTGTTTTTCCACCTCGCGCAGTTCCTGTTCCAGCTCATAGAGGCGGCGGCGGATGCGGCGGCGGTCGATCTCCAGTTTCTTCTCGCCGGGGCCGCGCGTGCCCACGCCGGGCGTGCCTGAGGCTGCCTGACGGGACAGGATCGCGCCCATACCGAGCAGGCGCGGCAGACGGTATTTCAATTGCGCCAGCTCGACCTGCAGCTTGCCCTCGCGGGTCGTGGCGCGCGTGGCGAAGATGTCCAAAATCAGCATGGTGCGGTCGATCACGACCCTGCCCAGGTCCCGCTCCAGATTGCGCAGTTGGATCGCGCTCAGCTCATCATCAAAAATAAAAAGATCGGCCTCCGAGGCGTGGCCCAGCAACCGCAGTTCCTCAACCTTGCCCGTGCCCACATAGGTCGCGTTGTCCACAGGGCGCCTTCTTTGCCGCTCGGCGGCGACGACTTGCAGTCCCGCCGTCTTGGCCAGCTCGCCCAGTTCTTCCAACGTATCATAGCTCTCATTGTTTTCAATGCCCACCAGGAACACACGCTGGGGCGCGGCCTGGGTGACCGCATAGGTCGAGCCAAGCAACCGCGCGTCCGCCTCGGCAATCTGTCCGCGCAGCATAGCCTGGGGCAATCTGTCCCAGCGCATGGGGCCGAAGATGACGGGGACTCGTGTTCCGGGGCCCCCGCCAAATTCGAAAATTTGGTGGGGTGGAGTATCGCCCTCCATCTCGCCCACAAAGGCGGCATAGACACTGGTGGGCCGGCCATCTTTGACACCCACGGCGCACATGGCGTCCAGCCGCTGCGCGTTGAGCGTGCCCAGATCGACATCGCTCAAAGCCCCACTGCCGTTCGGGTGCGTGTGAATGCAGCGCACGCCGCAAAGCCGGTCGATGTTGCGCACCAGACGCATATCAGGCAGGGAAACCGTTTTGGCGTCGCCGACCGACACGTCCGCGACCTTGCCCGCGCGCGTCAGATAAACCGAGATCTCCCGCTCGATCAAGCCGGTAAAGAACGCCAGTTTTTCGAGCAGCTCGGCGGACACAAACTCGGCGGCCAGCGTTTCTAAATCGTAGAGCTCTTGCATTTGGTTCAGAACACTATCCCGAATCCCCGATGTATTTCCATGTATCTCTTGTTTCATATTGTTATTATAACATAATAACGAAAAAACTGCATGGCAGTTTTCTCCTTCCCTATTCCTTATTCCCTGTTCCTTATTCCTTGAAAAAAAGGAACGCCCAGGCGCACAATTGCGCGCCCGGGCAACCTTTACGCCCTATAGTGCCCTGTTAGCGTCTGGTCTCCGGTACTGTCGCGGGGTTGGTTGTTCTGTTGCCGGTCCCCGGACTGGTCACCGGATTCGTTCCGGTACGCGGCTGCGTGCCGGGATTGGTCTGCGTGCCGGTTCGCGGTTGCGTTCCGGTGCCTCTATCCGTTTCATTGGCGCCGTAGCCGTTATAGTTCGGCGTCAAATGATTGGGATTTGCGGGCGCTGTCGTCGCGCGTGGGGCCGTAGTCGGCCTGGTCGTCGCAGCGGGCGCCGTTATGGGCAGCGGCGCGACTCTCCGGCGCGCGCAGCCAACCGATAATACGCAAATCAGCATCACGGCAATGCACAATATCCATGTCTTTTTCACGGGCATAACCTCCTATCTTGCAGTGATAGGTTCATTTTGCCCATGAATGTCAAAGCATAGCCAATCCAATTTTCGGCAATTTATTTTTGTTTCACTTGACGCTCGCGCAACTCTTCCAGAAAAAAGCTGAGATTTGTCGCGTGCGGGTCAATGAAAAACCGTTTCTTTTTTATTTTCAACGTGATAACGTTCTGACCGATTTTGCAATAAACGATGTCGGCGTATGCGATTGTGTGCCGCACACCGTAAGTTGAGATATAGGTGAAACGGTCCTCACCGCGATATAGGTGGATTTTCCACACCTTCGAAAGCAGAACCAGAAACAGGCCCAGCAGAATAAAAACCCAAAAGATAAGGCCGACCCAAACTTCCGCCGTATCGTTCGGAAAGAGAAGCATTAAAACAAATACAGCGGCAAAGAACAGGGCGCAAATCAGACCCACCCAAAAATAAATCTTGGGCAAATGGACCACAATATGTTTCTTGTCCGCGTTTTCCTGCGCTTCTTTTTTATTGCTTTTTGCAACGACATAGAACACAAGACCAAGCACCGCACCTGTGACAAGGCCAGTGATAATGTTGGCAAACGATTCGCCCACGATTATTCCTCCCTTTTCTCTCCAAATTCTTAATATTGTTATTATACCACAAGTATGGTAGCATGAAGACGAAAAAATGAAAGGACGGCGCTGCCATGCGCAAATCGGCGGTTTATTTTCTCAGGACATTCGGCGTCTTTTGGTTTATTACGTTTTTCATTCTGATTTTTATTGCGGCAAATGACGGCGAAACCCTAAAGGCCGTCTTGTTTGGCGCTGCGGCCCTTGCCGGCAGCATTCCCTTTTTTGTGTCTGCGAAAACAAAGGAAGAGCGCGAACGGGAGCACTGGGAGCAGGCGCAAATCGCCGGACAAATGGAACTGCTGTCACGCGGCAAACTGCCGATTGCCGAAGATGTGCCGATTGCGTTGCAGGCGGGCGAGACCGCATACCTGTGTATGCCCGCTATCCGTTTTCTGGCGGATCACAAATTGCGGGTCAGATTCGGGCAAGCCACGGTTGCGGGCATTCCCATGGACGCGCTGCGCAAGTCCGTTACCATTCATCATGATTTTACGGACGCTGTTTTGGGAACACTTGTGGCAACGAACCGGCGCCTTGTCTTTTTGCAGGAGAAACACCCGTTTTCGAGTGGTGTTTGCCAGCTTGTTTCCTTGACGGAGGACGATAGAAAGATTCGCATCAAGACGGAGGGCGGCACGCTGGTTGTGGAGACAAAGAGCAACAGGCTGTGGCTGGCGGCGCTTTCATTGATTCTTGAACAATTCAAGCAAAGGAATTGACAATCCAAGACGCCTTTGCTATACTGCTAGAGCAGGGATTGGCAAGGAGATGTGTCCGAGTGGTTTAAGGTGACTGACTTGAAATCAGTTGTGCCGAAAGGCACCGTGGGTTCAAATCCTACCATCTCCGCCACACCTTTCTTTTGAAAAAAAGAAAGGTGTGCCAAAGAAAACCGAACATGGAGGAATACCCAAGTGGCTATAAGGGGCTCCCCTGCTAAGGGAGTAGACTGGGATAACTGGTGCGAGGGTTCGAATCCCTCTTCCTCCGCCATGTGACTGAAAAATGCCCGAAGTATCTGATGATTTCGGGCATTTTTATTATACTGTCGTCTTTGAAAAATGGAGATAAAAATAGTAAAGTTGAGCGTTATTGCCAACCATACTGCCAACTAAATTCCCATCATATTTTCATTCCGTCTTGAAACTCAAACGCCGTGTAATATGTAGCGCCCAACACGGAGGCTATTTTCTCCAGCTCCTCTTTTGTGAGCGTGTTGCGCTTTACTTTCAGATTTAGATTTTGCGGAGTGGTACCTATTAGGCGCGCAAGCTCCGCCTGGCTTATTCCCTTATAGGATAAGGCCATCTTCAATTGTTGCTCTACTGTCATTTCTATCACCTCAAGGCTATTATAATGCGATTGATTGATTATTGCAAGCAAATAATTCAAAAAATAAATCAAATAGTTGAAATAAACGCTTGACATTATCAACTATATGCTTTATAATGTAGGTACGAGATAAAAACAGGAGGACACGACAATGACAAGAGAAACGATTTTACGAAACAGGCTCGACATGGCAAGCCACAACCTGCTCTGCTGCTCGGCCAATTACCTCTGCACCGTTCCGAAGGTCGGCATGGAGGCGGAACATAGACAGGCAGCAGACGAGGTGGAAATCTTGGAGGCATGGCTAAAAGAGCTTGGCGCGGAGGCCAATCTCGCTTAAACAATTATCCCGCGCTGGGCGGGTAATCCTCGGTAGAAAAGCAAAGGAGAGAAAAACAATGTTACTGTACGCAATCTATACCCCCAATAAAGGAAACCAGTTGGCGCCACACATTCGTCCTCGCATTTGAATCCGTCGAACGCTTTGTATCCGTTATGAACGCTAACGCTAAACTGCTCACCGGAAAACTCACTGCGGCAACGCGTGAGCAGGCCGAAAAGGTTAGCTCAATGGCAAGCCTCTTTGACGCCAAGTCCTGCCGCGTGGAGGCCGGCTCTGTTGTAAACGACGGAACGGCTCTGACCATCCTTGTTTCTGAGGACGCCAGGCGCGACAGTTGGGACGGCAAGTGGATCCCCGTGGGCCTCGTTCGCACAGTTGCAGAGGAGCGCATCACTGGGGCAGCTGAAACGGTATATCCGTAGAATACTGGCTGTGCTAACGGCTTGACGGGCGGAAAGGGAGGAAACACAGTGTTATTTATCGAAGGAAGAAGAAACGGGTATAGCCCCGACCAGTGCGGAAGGACGATGACCATTTGCGAGCTTATCGCGTATTTGGAGCAGTTCGAGGACGACACGCCGGTGTATCTGAGCAATGACAGGGGCTACACCTACGGCAGCATCACCGACAGCAGCTTTGAGGAAAAGGACTTTGAGGAGGAGGAGTAAATGAAACGGTATCGGATTGAGTACCCTGTGAAGCGCATGGGCTTTGGCTACGGAGACAAGACCATCATCGCGCACGCCGAAGGAGACGGCGCAATTGTTACGATAACGGATGCCGGATACTTCACGCGCGAGGTAGGGAAACGCAAAAGGCTGTCCGCTTGCGTTCGGTATGAGGTATTGGACGGTTACGCGAGCGATTGGTTTTATAACGGGTAGGACAACCCGCAGGCAGAAAGGAGGTGATGCCTATGGACGAAGTGCGGGAATACTTCTTGCAGCTGAGAACGGAAGGAGAGTGGAGTCCGCTAATCAAAAGCTACGAGAGCGAATCCCTGATTGCGGCCGGCATGATGCGAAAAGGCGACGTCTGCCAAGTGCTCGACCAGACCGGAGCTGTCCTATGGCACACGGAAAGCGCCCCCATTGCTGAGGGCGCCACACACAACGGCTGATGCCGACTAAAAAGGTGTTCACAGCACCTTTTTAGTATATCTATCATAGCATATTAAGTTTGATGTTTGGTAGAAAAAAGTTGCAAAATAATTCGTATTTTTGCAAAAAAAGTGTTGACAGGTGTGTATTGAATGTGTATAATAATATCAACAGGAGGGCATACTATGAAACGAAGAGATTTGATCCGGCTCCTTGAAAAGAACGGATGGTGGCTCAAAAGGGACGATGGCGGACACGACATCTACACCAACGGAGAGTTCATTGAGCCGGTGTCAAGGCAAAGGGAGATCAAGGAGGCAGTAGCACAGGCAATCATACGGAGGAGAGGGCTGAAATAAGCCCTCACCCCCGCCTGCATAGAATATAATGAGAATAGGAGGAAACGAACAATGAAAACAGCTTATCCGGTAGTATTCACGAAACTGGAAGTAGAGGGCGGCTTTATGGCCTATATCCCCGACTTTGAGGCGAACACCCAGGGAGAGACCCTTGCCGAGGCGATTGAAATGGCGCGCGACGCAATTGGTATGTGTGGTATCGACAAAGAAGATGACGGCCTGCCACTTCCGGTTCCATCACAGGGCGCGCCGTGTGAGGAAGGGCAAATCGTGTCTATGGTGGACATTGACTTCTCGGCCTACCGCAAGCGGCACGAAACCCGCTCTGTTCGCCGCAATGTTACCCTGCCGGCGTGGTTGGACGCAGCAGCCAGCCGCGAGAACTTGAACGTCTCGGCGATTCTACAAAACGCATTGAAAGACACGCTGCGCGCGCAAGGTAGCAACTAAATCACGGAAAACAAAAAAAGACCCCCTCAAAGTCAAAACCTTGAGGGGGTGTCTTTATATGAGTGCGTTGCAACGCGATTAAACGCCCGCAGAATTCGTTTCTGCGTTGTTAGTCGGAAGATGGCCGCCCGCCACCTTAAATCGGAAGCGAGCGGCGTTGTTAGGTCCTTGGTATCGGCGCTCCTCGGATCGTGAGGGGCCAACAGCCAAGGGAGTATTAGCATTCGTCTTTCAGGTTCTTCACGGCGAGCTCAATATTATCGTTCAACCGCGTAACGTCCACAGACGGGAACATCGCGGTCACGGTAGCCTCGACCGCCGCCTTTTTGATTATGCCCATTCTAGGCGCGGTGAATAGCCTTTCGGCGTCGCTCACCGCTTGCTGGATCGCCGACCACAGCTTTTCAACCGTGACGGGCTTGCCCGTTTTCATTAAGTTTACTACCGCGAGCGCGACGACTACCGCCGAGGCTATCGCGTATGCGCCAAATACGTACCAATCCATTAACCTGCCTCCTCATCATCTTTGTTGTTGTTCTTTGGTTTTATACCGCCGGGCCAAAAATGGCTGATGATTATTTTCAATGCGTTCTCTCCAAACGCTTTGCCGATATAGCCGTAGAGCACGGGCAACGTATGTTCCTTTGTGTACTCCAACATCTCTGTGAACTCTGCTCCGCGCAATGCTTTGTCAAACACTCCCACAATAACCATCAAGATGTATGTTGAAAGCACCACCGTAACCATAATCTTGGAAAATTCCGCCCAATGTTTTTTTGCGAGCGTTCCTTTCCACGCCTTTACAGCTTTTCCGTCTTCGGTGTACAGGGTTACTTCTTTTTTCATCTCGCGCCTCCTAGAATAATTGCGCCATTAGAACACCAACAGTGGCAGCGGCAATGAGTGCGATTATCTCTTTCACTATCCACTTCCACTTGTCTCCAGTATCGAGACCCGCGACCGCCATGTCAAACGCGGCGTTGATGTACGTCGCGCTTTTTCCGTCAAGATTCATGGTCGGTTTCAGCTTTTTAATGACCGACTTCTTTGCGGAAAGCGGTTTCATGGTCTCAAGCCCGTCCATGTTCAAACGGTCACCGATCCGACCAAGTTGGAGACGCTCACGGACGATTTTGTCCACGCTGTCCAGCTTGATGACGATTTCGCCACCTCCGCTCTCCTCCTCAAACTCGTCTTCGTCGCACTTTGAGTCTTCGTCTTCCGCTTCTGCGAAATCGCTCTTGGCTTCGAGCAGTTCGATGATCTCCAACAGCTCCGAAATGTCCTCGTCCTGCTGGGCGATTACAAGCTTAAGCGCGTCTTCGTCTTCGGGGTCTCCGTCAGAGTCTCTACGGTCGCGGCGGTCGTTTACGGCTTTGATCCGATCTTCAACCGTGCTATCCGTAGAGGTAGGTTCGGTGTCTACTTCGGGCTCGGTCATGATCTCAAGCTCGGTTTCTTCTTCGTCCAGTCTGGCCTTGCGACGCGCTTCGTACGCTGAGATGGTCTTCTGCATCTGATCGGCGTTCATGGACTTTTTGCCTGTGTTCTTGGGTTTTGCCATTCCTCTCTCTTCCTTTCGTAATTGATTTTTTCCATCTATGTTGAGACGCGCTTGCTCCCCTGCCCGCGCAGAACGTACAAGCGCGAGGTGGTTGACTGCAATCTCCGTCTGGATGGCATCGTAATGTTGCCCATTCCATGTGCCCGGCGTTTCGTCGAGCATAAGTTCATAGCCGAGTGAAAGCTCCCTCAGCCCAGACTTCTTGACTTCGTTCGTGTCGTGGATAATGATCTTTGCTCGGACGTCATCACCGTCTTGGTAGCCTGGGGACAGAATCGTTCCGATGATTTCATCTGCTACGTTGTTCTTGTCTATTTCACCGGCTTCATGCGTGACAATCACGGGCTTTCCCTCGTAGGTGGAAAGGCTATCTTTGTTGAATACGTGCTCCGGCAATCGCAGTTCATATCGCGTGCTGCCGTCCTTGTTGTGGTACTCGAATACCCCGCAGCTTGTGACTATCGGGTTGTCCACGAGGTAGCCCTCATCTGTCCAGTGGGCTTTGCTCAGCGGTATGCTGTCCATCCGGTGTACGCGCACCAGTCTTGGTGTATTACTCAAAATTTTCACCTCCAAGGCAATAAAAAAGCACCATTTTTATGGTGCGTTGGTTGCGGTCCGCTTTTCTATGGCGTTTCTTCGGTATCCGGCGCCGGCTCCTCGTCCATTCTTGCCGCTGCAACAGGTTCTTCACCGTTGAGCATAGCAGTGATAGCGATTACGAGATTTTGGATATGCGGAAGTTCGTCGTGGCGGTTGTTAAGATATACTTGCCGCATAGCATCGTTCTGCGAGTCTCGCAACTTTCCGGTGTAGTCTTCGATTGCGTCAAGCTCTTTCTTTGCGGCTTGGCAGGCAAGGATAATTTCAAGTGTGTAATCCATGATGGTCTATTCTCCTAACTTATGATTATTTTGTTTCATGTTCTTCCCTAACACGCTCTTCCGAAACGGACCACCTTGCGGCCGCCTGTGACGATGCCTGCAATATGGCACACAGCTCGTCCACTCTAACCGAAATCATCATGGATCTTTCTCGGATTGATATGGAAAGCACCCCCTCCGAGTAGCAACATAGAACGCGGCATGGCAATGTGACTTGGGTCGGTTGCTTTCCTTTTGCAAACTTTGTTATCGCGCAATAGATATCTGTTTCGATTGCGTCTGATGGATCTCCTTGCAAGCGTTCGGGTTCTTTCATGTTCTACATCCTCCGTTTATAAAATACTATACTGCTCTTTTATCCCACGGCAGCGCCAACCCTTCAAGATTAAACTCTGGAAGAGCAACGCAACGACATTGATAGTCCTCTCCTGGGTGGTTCCTTGCGCCGGTCCTCTCGTCTGTAACAGGAGGGTCGTTCCACCTATGCCGCGTTCCGTCAAGATCAGCGTGGCGGTCCCTAACACGAGAATCGTGTGCCGTCCGCCAGATATACGTTTCCACGCCGGCGTCTCTCTGCTGCTCTTGCGCAAGTTGCGCGTTCAGTTTCGCAGACTGGTCTCTTGCGATGAACCGTGCGTGACGCTTGTCTATACCGTAGACTTCCTGTATTTCCTTTGCAATTGTCGTATTCGACTTCCCTTTTGCCCATCCTTCCGATACAACAGTCTGCATTTTTGACAACGTGCCCTGCGGAATTGACTTAATCAGCGCTACGTTGTTTTGTGTCCATAGTTTCAGCGTTTCTCGGAAAAACTCACCTTTGAAATAGTCGCTGAAGATGTCAACTCCAAGAGTAGCTTGAACAGTTCTTTTCCACTGGTTAATAGAGATTGTCCTGGATAGGTTCGCCAGCTCATTGATACGCTCTCCCAAACCAAATAAATCGCTCTTCTTTTCAAACTCCGCGATGATGGCATCGAAAGCCTGCTTGATTCTGCCTTGTCTCGTATTGTCGTCTTGGCGAAATCCAACACGTTCCTCGTCCATTGCCTTCTTCAACTTTGGCAGGTGCTCAGCAAGAGTTTTATTGAGCATAACCATATAGGCATTCGTAATCCGCATATACTCCCGCTCGATGTTTTCCGGGTAGTGCGGAACTACCTTCGATTTTAGAACCTTGCTCCCGCGAAACTTGGGCTTGACTGCTTGTTGAACAGCTTGAGCCATAGCGATATTGTTCATCGGCTACCTCTTGACATAAAATGAGACTTTGGGTATACTATGTTCATAGAAGTTTGATGTTGGTTGGGGAAGGTGGTCTGCCAACCACAAAATCGGGTTAGTGCCAAAACCTCCCGATTTCATCAGACTTTTTAATTTGAGTAAAATGCAGTAAGAACAGCCGTTGTTTCTTTGTCTCGCAACTCATACGCTACAACAACAACTTTTCCTTTATAAAAAATATTTGCTTTTTTATCGCTGTTCTCATTTTTCCCCAGTTTCCCGTTCTCAATTACAGCCGCCAAATCACTCAGCAGTTTATTTGGGTTCTTACCCTGCATACGCCTTTGGTTGACTATGTGACAAAGGCCCGCTGTCTCGTCTCCATAGAATAAATCAATTCCACCAATATCTTCACGATAAAACGCATCACTAACCCAACCCTGCTTTTCATGCATGAGCTTATCAACAGCGTCCTTCCCCTTAACCCCAGTATATTCCTTTCCCATAAGTTCGCTAAAGGATTTAGCTGATTCTTTTATTTTCTTGCCAACCGATCCCTTGGGTTCTCCGTCCTTAAAAGGAACAGGCGCTCCATTGACTGTTTTCCACTCAACATCTTCATCGGTATACAGGCGCTTTTCTTCTGCTACGGTATTTGGCTCGTCTATGTTTCCCACAGGCCACATCTCTTCATCTGCGTCTATTTCATCGAGCAGAGTTTCAACTTGAAACTCGCCTTCTGCTTTCAGACCCTTTCGGACTTCGCTTGGGCCAAGTGCGCCAATATCAACATATAACTGCGCTGCCTGTGCTTTGATGTGAGTTGTCTGCGCCTTCTTGTGTTCGACATCGGCTTTCTCCGTTTCAGACTGAGACCACAACGGAGAGAACTCAATCTTGACTTCTGGCGTTTCATCAATCTTTCCGTTGCTCATCATGCCGCGAATAATTATGTCAACCAATGTTCGTATGTTTCCCAGGAGCTGCAGCTTTTGAATTCTCTCAACCATGTTGTAGAAGTTTTCAAAATCAGACTCGCCCGTTGCGTTCAATCCGGTAGGAGATTTACCGAATAGAACCGTTTGCGGAATGTCTGTAACTGCCGACAGCATATTGCAGGTAGCGTCAACAACTTCTTTTACACCTGAAAATGTAATAGTTTTGAAATCGTAGTTTTCGCCGTCCGCGTCAATTGCGATACTGTTCAGTATCCCTCGCGCCATGTCGATGATTTGCATACGCTTGAGTATGGTGTCCTCTCCTGAGTCTGTTGACAGAAGGTCAGCTAATCCCTTCATGGAGTAAATGGCCTGTACCGACCGTTCTAATAGCCGAACGCTGTACCCGTGCGAGGTAATTGTTTCTTGTAACGCCTTGGAAATACGGACATATTCGGGGAGACCCCAATACCGGTAGTTTGTCTGGAACGAGTTTTGCGGCAAATGCCCGTTGCGGAAGATAAGGCAGCGGCTCTCGTGAACACGGAATGAGCCGTATAAACTGCTGACCAAATAATACTCCGGTTGGCCAAACTTTGACTTTTGGACACGCGACGACAGTTCGGGATTGATGGTGTAAAGGCTTGCGTAATCCGGCACGACAATAGCCCGTTCGAATACGCGCAGCTCGTCTATACCACGTATCGCCCTGTAGTTCAACGGTTCGTCGAGGCCTCTTCCGTCATCAATGAACATGACAATGATTGCACCGCCGTATAGCCTACACCATTTTATAGCAGTAGCGGCACTTTCTTCCCAGTCTAAGTTGTCAAGCGTTTCAACGATGACCTTTTCTGTGTCGGCTGTGGTTATCCCAAGATTGAACCCGTGCTTGGTCGCCTCCTCTGCCGGCTTGTCAATGATTTTGGAAAAGAGCCCGTTGCTTTCGTACTGCGCTGTCAACTGCATATCGGGAACGAAAAACTCTCGTTGAAATTGGTACGCGTTGGAGTTGTCACGTGAAGTCCCGTACTTGTTGAGCATATTCACATAACCGTCAACATTGTATCCTCTCGCCATGCGAACAGTCTCCTTTGTTATGTAATAAGAGAGCTGACATCGAACACAGATCCCTTATAACAGGATAAGGCTACGGCATCAGCACGGTCCGGGGAACTAATTCCCCTCTTTTTCATTTCGTCCTTTGACTCAAGAGCGATTTTACCCCTTGAGGTCATTCTGTATTTTCTAACACTCAATTGGGCAATCATATCCGCATCGTCAATTATCCTTAACGCCTGGTCACTCAAAAGATCTCGGACGATTGAATACATATAGGTGGTTAGATTTTCGTACTCTTTCGCCGCTTGTTTGTCCGGGACGGCTCCAGCAGCATTTACAGGAACAATAATCAGCCTGTTGATATGCATTTCAACTTTTAACTCTCGAAGTCTGTCCGTAACTCCGCCGCCGAGCCCGCAGTCATCAATCATTGCGTGAATATTCCCTCGGTAACGCGGGTAACGCTTTAGCAAACTACGGTAAAGAGAAATGACATTGCCGCAGGTCACCATTAAAGACTGGCCACAATAGAAACTGTCTATCTTGGCAATATTACCGACATTCTCTGCAAGGACTGTTTCGTCTGATCCGTAACGCGCAACATCACACCCAATATTGATGAATGGGATATCCGCCCCCTGCAAATCTTCTTCGTAGCAGAGATCGTTTGTAATCGCAGCCTCCACAAGTGAAAGTGGAAGGAAAACATCGTCCTCCTGTTTCGGGAAGTCGCCAAGTATACGAACGATTACAAAATTGCTATCAACTCCATATTTTCGGATTAAGGCTTTAATATTCTCTTTGTTGGTACGCGGACTATCAAGGCTTGATACCTTGTGGCACTTATATAAAGCCCTATCACGAGAATGGCTATCAGCGAATGTACCGCTTGTCTTCGTTGGGTTTCCGCATAAGAGCAACTTGTTGTTCGGTCCGGACAACGTGCCGAGGATCGCCTCCATAATTTGATCGGCGACACCTGAGGCCTCATCTACGATGAATAGCATATTCTCCTCGTGGAACCCCTGCATATTCTCCGGCTTTGTGGCTGTCCGTGCGACCGCGAACCACCGCTTTTCCATGCCGACCATGTAGATGTAAGTTTTAGTCCATTTGAGCAGCTCACTGAGCAGCGGACTCTTGGCCTGCCACTTCGCTACCTCGGACCACAGGACATCATGTAGCTGTTGCCGCGTAGGTGCCGTTGCAACGACGCGTGGGAATGGGAAACAGGTCAAGAACCATAGCAAGGTGGCCGCTTCAAGCGCCGTCTTGCCAACGCCCTGCCCGCTGCGTACTGTTACAAGCGGGTGCTCTGCCAAATCCATCGCAACGGCAATCTGCCAGTCGTCCGGCTCGAATTGCAACACCTCATTAAAGAACAGGACGGGGTTCTTCTGATAGAGCTTCTGCCGTTGCTGAAAGAATGCTACTCTATCCATTGTCGGCACCGCCCATCAAAGCAGTAATCCAGTCCTCGACA